CTGCAGCGCGGTCTGCTATACGTCCTCTTGCTCCACTGGGCAATCCTTCAACAAGACCTTCTCTAAATCCAGCACCAAAGCCCTCTCCTGAACGGGCACCACTAATTCCGCCTTGAATACCTTTAAACAGCCCTGCTGCCGCTCCGCCTAATGCAGCGGATTTAAGGGCGTCACCAAAGCTACCGCCTTGACTTAAAGTAATAATACCACTACCTAGTGCTGCTGAACCGATTAGACCAAGCGTTCCTCCGCTTATAGCGTTTAGCATAACGGGTAGAACAACATGAACTACCTTTTTAAATACTTTTTTAACGCCGCGCCAAAGTTTCTTTAAAAAGAATTCAGGTTGACCTGTGACAGGATTAATAGAGTTTAGTTCGTTACCAACAACATAGCGTTCCGGGTCAATACCCATCATACGCATCTGTTCAAAAAGGTTTTCTTTTAGCTTGGGGTTGTTTTCAAAAACAGCCATGGGGACCACAGTCTCGCCCTCTGCTGCGTGGACCATGTACTCATCTTCGTGACGACCATACTCAGCCAGTTTGTCCGCCACCTTTTTAACTTCGGCAATGCCGCTACGAGGAATGTCCTCGTCATCAGCCCAAGAGCCACTAGTAGCAGTCAGAAAGTTAGCAATCCCGCCCGGAGGTATCTCCAAAGGGGGTTGGTCTAGTAATTGATCATAATCAAGAGCAGCTTCGGCCATAACTATACTTCTTGACTTATAAAGTTAAACATCATAGCACTCATACTACGTTATCTCCACGGTAATGTTGCCACTTGCAATGACTTGAACGGTGCCCAAAGTACCCGTTGCGCTTAGTCCTGCGGTCTCAGGAGTAGAAATATTCTCCCACCGACTACCTAACCAGACTTGAAGGACGTTTTCCGTCAAATTCCATATAACGTCCCCGGTTTGAAACAAGTTTTCGTCGCGGTCTGCAGCTAAGAAAGTCGGGGTTTCATTAGGATCAAACCTGTTTAGGCTAAGTTCCAAGGAACGTATGGCACGGTTATACGTGTCTGGAAGCACTTGGTCTCCCAGTTCTAGCGGTAAAACGCCTTGCAGAAGCCTAGCCACTAACGACGACCATTTGGACGGATGTCCAGTCGAGTGCCGCCAACCCTGAACCCAACACCCAGTTGTGTTGCTGTAGAAGCATCGTCATCAGATTCAAAACGAAGAACAGCCTGACGAGCGCGGGCGCGTAAATCAATCTTGGAAGTAGACGCTGTAAACGCGCTGGTACTTTGCGTAGTCAAAGAATCCCCGGGGTAATTACGAGTTTTAAGGACAGTGTTGATTTGTTGACCACTAGGAGAAGTGCCTGTGAACTTAACATCCGGAATCATACGGCGAATAAACTGGAAGTCCTCCCCTTCGCCAATGTCAAAATCGCCAGATTCAATAAACACGTTGGTCATTGGGGAACCGTCATTATCGTTGCCAGTTTCTTGGTCATATATGTAATGCGTTCCACTAACTGACCCGGCTGCACGGGGGTTGTTTTCAATACCTTCGTCAAGCCACGCGGTCCGTGCAAGCTGGCCGATAGCCCATACACCGTCAGAGTAATTAAAAGTAACGTACCGATCTGGTAAATCAGAGCTGCTAGAATTATAAAACCAACCTACCTCGTTAAACTGCCGGTTTAAAAACGAGAAAAACTGGAAGTTTTGAGACTCATTAATATCATCAAATACATAACTGTGTACCAAACAAGGAACGTTTTTAACCGCGCCGTTGTACACATAAAAACCTTTCCGATCCATCCAGAAAACACCCGCCGGGGAGTTAACAGCAGCTCCCGGTGCAATCAACCCTACCCCTTCGTTAATTAACGTAACGCCAAAAGTATAAGGAGGACCAATAAACTGAAGGCTGTACAGAGCTGTGTCTGTCCAAATTAAAGTTTCTTGTCTTGCTCGTAAACCGCCTATGATCTGAGAACCAGAAGATAATCGTAAAGATCCCGCTGTGTTTGTGCTTTTCGGCTCCCAGTCCAATATGTTTTCTTGATCGCACCAAGCAATTAGTAATGGATCGATTACGTTAGTTCTACTGGGCAGTTCCAGTGGGTCTGCTCCTAAAACAAGAACATGGCGATCTACCGCTGAAACAAGCACTTGAAGCCCTAATGTAGGGGGTAAATTAGCCCCAGAAAGATCTTCTAACGCTTTAGCTCTGACCGCTGTAGTGTCTGAGTTATCCCAATAAAAAATACCGCCAGCTCTTACACAAGAAACCATGTCTTCGCCAAAATTATCAATTGACCACAATCGTAACTGGCTAGACGCACTTAATGCACTAACTGATCCAAATGTGCCGCTGCCCCAAGTACCAGAACCCCAACCAGAACCAGATACGAAAGTATCTAGTCCAATATTAATTTGATAAGCTCCAACTACGCTACTGCCTCCGTTGCCACTGTCGCTGGCATTAGCAGTAAGCGTTGCACCAGTGGTGTCTTTAGCTGTAAAAGTGTAAGCATTAGCACTTGTTACTGTTGCAACTTCATATTCTTGATTAAGATCAGAACCGCCTATGTTACCGCCTAGTGAACTTGCTCCGCTAAAGGTAACGAAGTCTCCTGCTACTGCTCCATGGTTCGTGTCTGTTGCTGTAATGGTAGAAGAGCCATTAGTCGCTGAAAAAGTAACATCCCCTGCGCTCGTAGTTAAACGAAGCGGAGTTACATCATTAAATTCGTCGCCTTGTTGGATGTAAAGTTTTAGCCGGGTGCCTATGCCTAAGTATTTTGTGCCTTGCAAATTAACCCACGCATGAAGTTTACGCCCCGTGCCTAAATAAGTGTTAAGGGTGTTTTTAGCCCAACCGCCTATTTTTTCGGGAAACCCTTTTCGGAATCGAACTAAATTACCGTCAAACCAACCGCCTTCAGCGGTGTAAGCAGTTCCTTCTTTGTTGATTCCCGGGTTGAATAATAGTTTTTGTAATGCCATAACTTACAATCATAAAAACTTTGCTGCAACTATGGTTGCAACCATGAATGGATACACTCCCCAAATCATCATTTCTAGTTTTTTAAACTTTTCAGACCCTTCCTCTAAACGTTCTTCAATGCGTTCGTATCGCAAAGCACATTCTCTTTGATGAGTCTTTAACTCATTCAAGGTCTGTTGAGAAGCTGGTTCTTTAGCTTGAGATCTTTTTGAAGCCATTAATCCGACCTTTTAACAAACTTAATTGGATTAGTCGTAGATCCTTCTTTTGCCTTACCAATGTTTAACGCTGCAATCTCAACGATCTTATATAGACGTCCAATCAACGCATCATCTTTAGGCGTAGGAGTAAGACTGCATATAATCGATGCCGCACACACAATACCCGTTACTACAGATATTATATTAAGAACAAAATCCACTATTCTTGTTCCGGAGTAACCGTTTCTAGTTGTTGCGCATACCAGTTAAATGCTGCCATGTGTGTATCAAGTTGTTTTTGATTAGAGTTAATAACCTGAGTTATTTGAGCAATTTGTTCTCTAAGCTCATCCATCCTAGTGTTTAACATCTCAGGATTAGGAGGAAGTTGAGCAACTTCTTTTTCCTCTACAACTTCTTTAGTGTCTGGTTCCATCTTCTTCTATCTTCCATACATTTAAGTTTGCAGCGACTGTGCGCCGTTCTCCTTCACCCTCAAAAGGGTAAACCATGTGTGTCAACCAGCTAGGAAACATCAACATCTTTCCTACTTCTGGCTTGATTACAAAACTTTGCGGGGGAGCTAACCGCTCTGTATCTAATAAGCTATTACGGCCATAACTAAACGCTAGGCAACCATCTGCATTGCCCGATGAGTTATATAAACTGTACTCTGGACTTCCCGCTGTAGGCTGGTCTAGGATTTGTTGGGGTACTTTTGTCCATGTAGTACAAGAGACACCCATAATGGTTTTAGTCCCATGATCGTGTATTGGGTTGTAGTCTCGCTCGTAACTGTGTACCGACCAAAGCTCATCTGTAAGAACTTCTCTTTTACCTGTTAATGGATTACCAGACGCAGCGCAGAACTGCTTCACATAGTCCATTGCCAAGCCTTGAATCGTCCAATTAAAATCTTTTAACTCTTCGCAATGGTGATCCATTGTAAGTTGTTGGCCGTGGCCTATCTGTCCTACTAACGTACCCGCATGACTCTTACGGCTTTCATCTACCATTAGCTTATCTAGGTAATCATTAAGAGTTCCTACCATGCTTTCAGATAGCTGTGCTTCCAGCATAAAAACCGCAGGTAGCGTATGAAATGAAAAGTGTTGCGGCTCCATTAACTGCTAGGTATTACAAAATCGTTATTAGCT